CGCTTTTGAAGATTCAGGTTGGGACCAAGATAACTTAGATAAAATGATGAGCACTCTTGAAAGGAGAGTTGCTAATCCTTTTAACTACGCAGAGATTTACACAGACATAGATGATTTCATTTCTATCCTTCCATATCGTGCCAATCTAAAAGGTCTGGTAGATGTTAGAGAGCGTGTTGCAAGATACGGCTCTTATGGTGTAGAAATAGATAATCTTTAAAAAATAGAAGAGGGCTAAATGGCATTGGATAACGAGCAGAGGCTTGTAAGTAAGGTAATCAAAGACCGTGTAATCATTCCTGTAATTGAGCAGGGCATCAAAGATGACTGGTTTGTTGATGATGATTTGCGTCGTGTATGGAAGTTTATTCGTGAACACTACGCTAACTATCGTGTAGTTCCTACAGCGGAGACCGTAAAGGATAATTTCCCTAACTTCACTATCTACAACATCGATGAGTCAATGGATTACCTGATTGACACCATGGTTACTTTCCGTCGCAACTTGCTTACTCGTAATGGTCTGCAAGATGTGATGTTGAAGATGTCTCAGAATGACCATGAGTCTGCCCTTTCAGAGATGAGCAAGACAGTTACTAACGTCAATGCTCAGGGTGTTATCGGGACTACTCACGTTGACCTGACCTCTAATACAGATAAGCGTTTTGAAGAATACGAGAACCTACAAAACAACAAGATGTTAGGTATCGCAACTGGTTTCAGCAAGATTGATGAGGCTACCTCTGGATTACAAGGCGGTCAGTTAATTACTATCATTGCCCCACCTAAGACAGGTAAGTCGCAGATTGCTTTGCAAATGGCGGTAAACGTTCACGCTAGTGGCATGACTCCCATGTTCCAATCGTTTGAGATGAACAACCATGAGCAGTCACAGCGTCACGATGCTATCCGTGCCCACCTATCCGCTACCCGTTTCCGTAACGGTAAACTACAGCGTCTAGAAGAAGAACGCTACAAAGAACTACTCACCGATATGAAGACTGAGCACCCGTTCCATTTGGTTGATGCGATGGGTGGATTAACGATTGACGCCTTGGTTGCAAAGGTAGAGCAGTTGAACCCTGACATTGTTTTTGTTGACGGTGTTTACCTGATGCTTGACCAAGTGACAGGTGAAGCAAACTCGCCCCAAGCATTAACCAACATTACCCGTGGCCTAAAGCGTGTTGCCCAGAAGATGGACATTCCTATAGTTATCACAACACAAACATTGTTATGGAAAATGAAGGGCGGAAAAGTTTCTGCTGACTCTATTGGTTACTCATCTTCATTCTTCCAAGACTCGGATGTCATCCTTGGTTTAGAGCCAATTGAAGAAGAAGAGAAACAACGCCTACTCAAGATTGTCCAATCTCGTAACTGCCCACCTAGTGGTGAAGAAATCACATGGGATTGGGAGACTGGTTGTTTCCACGATAAGAACAAGGCAAAGTCCTGTAAGTACTGCACCCCTTGGAGCATTTAATGCACATTACATTTGATGTAGTAACTGCGTTAGAGGCTTTAGGTGTTGACCATGATGTTCATGGCAACGAGGCAAATGGTTTATGCCCACAGCATTTTCAACGCACAGGCAAAGCAGACAACTCTCCTTCATGGTGGATAAACCTATCCTCAGGTATGCACACTTGTTTCTCTTGCGGCTACAAGGGTAACCTAGTCCAATTAGTCTGTGATGTTAAAGAGTTCTACATTCAGTCATGGGGCGACATCAAGTCCTACGACTACCAAACTGCTAAAGACTGGCTAAAAGTTAGTGCTGACATATCGATAGAGCAACTAATGGAGCAGTTGAAAGACTTACCTAACTACATCAACGGTGCACCAAAACCACTAGAAATGTCTGAGGCTCGTCTAGCCGTTTTTGCTACACCTCCAGAAAAGCAACTAGAGTCTCGAACCATCTCGCAATCTTCAGTAGAAAAGTACGGGGTATTGTGGGACACAGTAAAGCAGTCTTGGATTCTACCTTTGCGTGAACCACACTTCCAGAAACTTCTGGGCTGGCAAGAAAAAGGTACTGTTGACCGCACTTTCTTTAACCGACCAAACGGATTACCTAAATCTAAAACACTATTTGGAGTTGATGTACAGAATGAAGAAATCGCAATTGTTGTTGAGTCTCCTCTTGATTGCCTTAGGATTGAGTCTGCTGGGCTATCTGGTGCAGTCGCTATTTGTGGGTCGTCCATAAGTGAAGACCAAGTAAAACTTTTACGCTATTCAAAAAAGGTTATTGCTGCCTTTGATAACCCAAATATTGATAACGCTGGACGCAAAGCGTCTAAAGAGATGCTGGGCTGGGGCAGGAAGTACGGGTTGAACCTGTTTTTCTTCAATTATGGTGATACAAATAAGAAGGACCCTGGAGATATGACTGACGAAGAAATTTGCTGGGGTGTTGAAAACGCCGTGACAGCACTTTTTGGAGAATCAGCCTATGTTCAAGGGAACGCTCAAACCATATCAGGTTGATGCTGTCGCCAAAATGGCTGAACAAAAACGCATTTTAGTTGCGTACGAGATGGGTCTCGGCAAAACCCCAATGACCATTGCCGCTATCGAAGAACTCAAACCAAAACTAACCTTAGTCCTATGTTTAGCCAGCCTAAAGTTCCAATGGGAAAAAGAAATAAAGAAATTCTCCGACAAATCTCCATTAGTTATTGATGGAACTGCCGCAAAACGCCATGAACTATACGAACAAATGTTCGAGCATGATTATGTAATCATGAACTACGAGCAAATTGTCAACGATTGGGAAATTATCAAACACATTACTTTTGATGCCATAGTCTGCGATGAAGCAACCGCAATCAAAGGTTTCAAAGCCAAAAGAGCCAAGAAAGTCAAAGAACTAGCCAAAAAAGTAGAAATAAAGTTTGCCCTAACAGGCACACCAATTGAAAACGGTAAACCAGAAGAAATATTTTCAATCATGCAATTCGTGGACTCTACAGTTCTGGGAAGATTTGACATCTTTGATAAGACATTCATTATCAGAAACTACTTTGGAGGAGTAGAACGGTACCGCAATTTACCTACACTCCATCAGGTTCTAACTAAACATGCCGTGCGTAAGTCACAGAAAGACGAGGATGTAAAGCCTTATCTTCCAGAAGCGGTGTATAGAGAGCCTTTGCTAGTCCCGCTAGACAGGGCATCAACCGCTTTGTATAAACACATAGCCACTGACCTAATCAACTTGCTAACTGAAGCCAGTGAACTATTTGGTAAAAACTTTAGCCTAGCGGCTCACTATGGTCAGAGTTTTGACCCAGGAGACCCAGCCAATCAAATGCGAGGAGAAATCATGTCTCGTATTGGTGCGTTGCGTATGCTTTGCTCTAGCCCTCAAGTCTTATTGGATAGTTATGAAAACTTCCAAGCACACACAGGGAAGGGCAGTGCCTACATCCATTCACTTGGAGACCTGCTTCACACAATATCCAAAACACCAAAACTTGATGCCGCAATATCTTACTTGACAGACCACCTAGACATAGACGATACTTACAAGGCTGTAGTATTTACTTCATACTTGCGGTCAGTTGATGAACTGGTAGAGCGACTAAACGCCAAAGGATTTGGGGCAGTTGCATACACTGGTGAAATGAACGCAGTGAAGAAGGAAGATGCTAAAGTAAAGTTTCAAACAAGGGCTCACATCCGTGTGTTAGTATCTAGTGATGCTGGTGGGTATGGCGTCGATTTGCCTCAAGCAAATCTTTTGCTAAACTATGACCAACCATGGTCTGCTGGACTTGCTGTTCAAAGAAACGGTAGGATTAACAGAACATCATCAGAATGGTCTACAATTACTATTCAAGACATTTTGATAAAAGATTCAATAGAACAAAGACAATTTGATATGCTTCAACAAAAGAAATCAGTCGCCAATGCAGTTATAGACGGTGAAGGTATAAATTCTTCTGGTGGGGTTGACTTAACGGTAGGAAGTCTGATTAACTTCTTATCTAGTAAATGAAAGGGCTAAAAGTGGCTGAAAGAATCGAAGAAGAAGGAACCCGTTTTTCAAACCCTGATGACCTACAGTCTCAGGTTCGTGAATATGTAAAGTTAAAAGAAAGCATGGCTTTCATGGAAAGCCGTCAGCAAGAACTTCGTGCAAAGATTTTTTCTCACATTGAAACCGATGGGGAAGAGAACACTGCTGGAAGTCCAAGCATATACTTAGACGAGCCTATTGGTGCTTATCAACGTGTGCAAAAGACTCGCCGTGTAAAACGTGTAATTGATGAAGAAATTGCCGAACGTATAATTGAAGAAACTGGAATTGGTCAAGACGTTTACGAAATGAAACGTGTCATCGACGAAGGTGCCCTCATGTCTGCGTACTATGAAGAGCGTATTACGGAAGAACAACTTGACGAAATGTTCCCTTCCAAGGTAACTTGGGCTTGAGATATTTTAAAGAAGTAGTAGATGCCAGGATTACGTTCGGAAAAAGAAATCCTTCAAGCATTTGAAGGGCTAGAACGTGTACCTGGCTCAAAGAAACCACGCAGAGAGCCAACTGAAAAGGCTGTTAAGCGTAAAAAACAAATCTTGGGCGAGTCAAATGGTTGGGACGAAAATCCAATCATGAAACACGTCAAAGGAGTAGAGACAGAACTCTTTACAATTAGTGCGTTAGCACAAGCACTAGAAAAAGAAGTTGTCACTATTCGCCTATGGGAGAAAAAGGGATACATTCCTGGGGCTCCCTACCGTTTGCGTTCTAAGGAACTTAATGGTAAAAAGGTATCAGGTAACCGTGTTTACACACGAGACCTAATCCTAATTGCCATTGAAGAGTTTCAGCGACGTGGACTTTTAGGCACTGCTCGTGTAGAGTGGAAAAAGCACCAAAGTCTTACCAATGACATTGTTCGTCGTTGGAAAGATTCAATAAATCAAACCGATTAATACCAATTAATACCGAAAAGGAAAATACCACTATGGTAAATGACCCATCTGTTAACGCCAACAGTTACTTTGTTGACGAAAACGAAAACATCCCTGCAAAGCACGGCACGACTGTTCAGTCTGGCTGGGACATTGCAGACAAGTTCCTCAAGCCAAAGAAGGAAGCAGGGGCTTACCCTACAGACTTCAAGATTGCGGAACAGCCAAGGCTAGTACGTTTCTTGGACGATGCACCGTTCATGATTTACGAACAGCACTGGATTAACCGCACTGAAGGCAAGCGTTCATTCGTATGTCTCGGTGAGGACTGCCCACTATGTACTATTGCTGGTGACCAGCCTCGCCCACGTTTCGTGTTCAACGTTCTAGTAATCACTGACGAAGAGCCAAACGTACAAATCCTATCCGCAACACCTACTCTGGCTAAGATTCTTCGCTCGAAGAACGATGACCCAAAGTTTGGTCCTTTGTCCAAGTTCTATTGGGCAATGTCTCGTCAAGGTACAGCCACAACTACTCAATATATTGTTGAGCGTGTGAAGGCTATGGACCTTGCAGAGGAGTGGGAACTTGATGTAGAAGAAATCGAATCTGCAATTGCATCGGCAATTAAGTTTGATGATTCAGCAGTATACGTTAGCCCTCGTGAAGAACTGCTGAAACTGGCCCGTCAACTAGTTTCCTAAATCCACTCCATTATTGTGAGGGGCGAGACTTCTTTCCTTTCTCGGTCTCGCCTCTCACACTATTTTTATTAGGGCTGAAATGAATATAATTACAACTGTTGAACAGTTAAAAGAATTTGTAGAGTATTACTCTAAAGTCGATGCGTTTGCATTTGACGTAGAAACAATCGGCGAAAATCGCCTGTACCCAGTCATCAACGATGTCTGCTGGATTTCTTTTGCGACTGAAGGTCGCACCGACGTCATTCCTATGGGTCACCCTAATGGTGAACTGGATGGATACGACAAACCACTTCTTATTGACGGCAAGCGTCGCCTCGCAGAGGGTAAAGAGATTACCGATGCTCATTACAGCAAAGACCAACGTAAGTGGGTTCCTCGTTTCAGTGAGGCACCTGCACAGTTAACTCCTCGCCAAGTATTTGATGCAATTCAGCCTTTAATGTTTGGCGATAAGTTAAAAATTGCTCACAATGCAAAGTTTGATTTAAAGTCAATTGCTAAGTATTACAAAGGTCGGGTACCAAGTAAGCCTTACTTTGACACCCTGACTGCTTCATTTATTATTAACAACCTAGCCGCAAAAATGGGGTTAGGACTAAAAGATTGCGTCAAGCGTGAACTTGGCGTAGACATGGAAAAAGGAATTGGTGAAAATGTCGCCCTACATTCTTTTGCTGATGTTGCTAATTATTCTGGTATCGATGCGGAGTTAACTTGGAAACTTTACCAAGTACTGTCCGAAAAAATAACAGGTAATCTAAACAATGTCTGGCGTCTAGAAATGGACATTACTGCGGTACTTTGCGATATGGAACTCACTGGTGCGTACATTGATACCGCTATGTTAGACACTCTCGCAGAACAAATTAGTGAAGATAAAGAAGCCGCAAAAGCAAAAGCGTTTAAAGTTGCTGGCGAGGCATTTGCAATTAACTCTGTTCAAGAGAAGCAGAGATTGCTCTTCACTGAAATTAACGGCAAGGCACCTCGCCTAACCCCGTCAATTTATATCAACAACAACATCAATAAGGCAGTTCTAACTGATAAAGGCGTTGAAGCAGTTAAAGCAAAACAGCCAGTACTTCCATCTCATTTTTCAACAGGTGCAGAAGCCCTTGAGTATTACCGAGGTAAAGACCAGTTAGTAGACGCCTTACTTGAGTATGCTGACTTAAATAAACTTATGACCACTTATGTAACTCCTTACAAAGGAGGCATGGTGGAGCGTGAGACCAACGGCAAGAAGACCGTTACAGAAAAAAGGTCTTTGCTAATCAATGGTCGTGTTCACACTAATTTCAAATCGCATGGTGCAGAAACAGGGCGTTTTTCATCTAGCGAACCTAATCTTCAGAACATCCCCTCTTCAGGAGATTATGGCAAGTTGGTGCGTAATCTATTCGTAGCACCTCCTGGGCACAAGTTGGTTGTTGCTGACTATTCACAAATCGAACCTCGTATCATCGCATCCTTCTCTAGAGACCCTAGACTTGTGGATAACTACCTAAAAGGTGGAGATATTTACACCACTATCGGTGACACTATGGGGGTTGACCGTAAGGCTGGTAAAGTACTCGTTCTAGCCATCTCATACGGCGTAGGACCCGATAAAATTGCCAGTTCCATTGGTTGTACCACTCAAGAGGCTAAAGACCTCCTGAAGCGTTTTGAGGCTGAATTCGCCTCTATTACAAAGTACAAGGAACGAGTCGTTCGAGCCGCTAAAAATAGCGGTAGCCTACCCTATGTGGAGACCATATTTGGTCGTCGCAGGTACATCCCAGGGCTAAAGAGCAATGACCGCATTGAACTCTCTCGTGCCGAACGCCAAGCGTTTAACACCATGATTCAAGGTTCAGCCGCAGATGTCATGAAACTTGCCCTAGTTCGTGCCCACTCTTGCTTTTTAGATGAGAATGACATTAATGTAATTCTTACAGTTCATGACGAACTTGTAACTATTACCCCAGCAGACCGTGCTGAGGAAACCGCCAATGCTATTCGTAACTCAATGGAAGGAATAAAAATTAGAGAGATTACCGTGCCATTGATTGCAGACGTAAAGATTGTAGATAAGTGGGGAGAAGCGAAGTGAGGCTATTCAAAAGAAGAACCCCAAAATACAGGAAGATAACTTCTGTAAAGCAAATCAAAACTCATCTACGAGAGTTTATTTTAGATTCGCAAATTCCAGATGGGGATAGCATTAGCGTAGAACTAGGGTGTACCCCAATCAGTGATGAATTACTGGAGCGTGAAGAAGAAGAGAGCGACATTCGTGTTGAAAGAATAAGTTTTCTAATACCACTCCTTTACGGATACGCCGCTTTATTTTCTGAAGCGTTCGTTTCCACTATGGCTCCACCAGAAAGTTTAATGAAAGAACCCGAACTGGCAAAACTAGTAGATAGCATGACCCGTGAGACACGAAAAGTCTTTGAAGAGTCAATGGCACATCTTCTCGTAGGCTCAGTATCACAAATGGTAGACCTTGGTCTTCTAGAATTACCGAAAGGAAAACGATGAATAACGCAGACTGGTGGGCTAAGAAATTAGGTAACCCACAACCACAGGTAGGTCGTCCAGACCCAAGCCCTGCGATGCCTCCATCACAACAACCATTGGCTCAGATGCCTTCCTTTCAACAAAGCCCCAATCCTGCCGAGAGAGCATCGAGTGCACGTCAAACGCAGACGTGTCCTGAGTGTAATTCTGCCAATTACATGGCGGTTCAAAATGCGGCACCTAGATGTTATGACTGTGGGTATCCCATTCAGCAATCGGGTTCAAGGTATGGCTCGCTTACGGGTGCTCATGTCGATGGTGCTACGAAGCAAGCGGCAGGAAATGACGGTCAAAGCAACTGGAACCCCCAAGGAATTATCGGAAGGATTGACGGATAATGAATAAGTTAAGTGCGGAGTGGCTACAGGCTCGCTCAGAAATTGTTGCTTTATTAGTTCGTGAAGGCGTTATTGAAACTCGTAACGATATCGCAGGATTCTGGCGAGGCGAAGAATGGGTTTCTATTTATGACCTAATGGAGGAAAGCAATGATTAATTCAGATGCCTTAAAAGTAATGGCACAACTAAACAAACGATTTGGTGCAGACACCATCGTAATCGGAGGAGACATCCGCAATGACCTTATCAAAAGAGCAACAACAGGCTCTACAACTTTTGACTATATCCTCGGAGGCGGTTTCCCTACAAACCAGTGGAACGAACTCGTTGGTGAACCTTCTCACGGAAAAACTGCAATCGCCCTCAAAACAATTGCCGCAAACCAAGCAAACGACAAAGAATTCACAACAGTCTGGGTTGCCGCAGAACAATGGGTCCCAGAGTACGCAGAGATGTGTGGAGTAGATACTAGCCGTGTTATTGTCATTGAAACTAATATTATGGAAGAAGCGTATGATGCGGTTATTGCTTTTGCCGAGTCTAAGTCTGTTGACGCTATTGTTATCGATAGCCTACCTGCTCTCGTGCCTAGTCCAGAAAACGAAAAGACTATGGATGAAATGACTGTTGGTCGTGGAGCACTTATTACTAATAAGTTCTTCCGTAAGGCTGGAGCCGCTATGAAGCGTAGCCTTACTGAAAGCGAACGTCCCATTCTGGGACTAATCATCAACCAGTATCGTATGAAAATTGGTGTGATGCACGGAGACCCTCGCACTACCCCTGGTGGTCAGGGTAAAGACTATGCGTTCTTTACTCGCTCAGAAGTTCGTCGTGATGAATGGATTGAGGCTGGTACAGGAGTCAACAAGTCTCGTGTAGGTCAGCGTATCAAGATTCGTACACTTAAAAACAAGACAGCCCCACCAAGTCGCACAGCGTATGTGGACTTTTATTTCTCAGACCACAGCATTTATACCGCAGGTGACTATGACGTTGCTAAAGAAGTTGCCGCTATGGCAATCGTCAAGCAAATCGTAGACCGTAAGGGTGGCTGGATTTATTACGGTGAACGTAAGTGGCAGGGTCAAGAGGCTCTTGTAAATTCTATCCGTGAAGAGGTAGACTTCTTTGAAGAGTTGAGAGATAAGGTTCTTTCAACACCAGACAGTTTCGTAGGAGGAACAGAATCAGATGAGTAACCCAGAGTTCTTTTTAAATGATGAAGAGTGGTCAAAGAACTTAGAGACCGCCTATGAAGAGTACATGTGGAACTGTGAATCCATGGTAGATGGTGAAGAGCCTGATGAGTTTACTGAAACTCTTTCTGGAGAACCGTTCTGTGGCTGTTCAACTTGCTACACTCGTGAACAACTCTTTTTCTTAGTGCCTAAAATTATCAAGGCTTACAAAGAAGGCAAGATTACCCTTAATGAAGAGTGAAGGGCAAAAGAACTCCCAGAAGCACGAGAAACGTCTCGCTAAGGCAGTCGGAGGGCAAACCACTGCTGCTTCTGGGGCTTTTTGGTCACGCAAAGGCGATGTAAGAAGTAAAACACTTCTTATAGAGCACAAATGGACTGGCAAGTTATCTAAAACCATTCAGTCTAGAGAACTAAAGAAGATAACTAATGAAGCCATCATGGATGGAAGGCTACCAGTTTTTGGTATCCATCTTGATGGGGAAGATTATGTAATTTTATTAGAAACAGATTTCTTAGAGATGTGGGACAAACTTGAAACTCCCTCATGATGATGATTATTTTTGGATGGATGATGCGGCTTGTGCCGTTAAAGGAGTCGACCCAGAAATTTTTTATCCTCCAAGAGATAAAGACCTGTACCGAAAGCAAGCCGATGAAGCAAAGTCGTACTGTTATGGTACTGTAGGAAAACCATCGTGTCCTGTAAGGCAGAGGTGTCTATGGCAAGCCATTAACACTGATGAACAACACGGGATTTGGGGTGGAATGTCTCATAGAGAAAGAAACGCCTTTGTCCGTAAATGGCAAAGACAATATAAGGGAAAAATGACTTTGAAAGAATACATCTTTCAAGTAAAGGAGAATGGAAATGGCAGTAACTAACGCAGAGTTGGAGCGGTTCTTAGCCGCTAAGAAAACTCGTTCACGACTATTAGGCGACATTGAGCGATACCTACAAAAACTTCCTAAAGGAGACCGTAGCACTACGGTATTGCATCCATCAGAAATGATTAAGCAAGACTTCTGTCTGCGTGGGTCTTACTTCCTTCTTAAGGGATACCCAAAAGTTTCAGCAAACCCAGGGCTAAAATTGCAGGGAATTTTTGACACAGGTCACCAAACCCACGCTAAGTGGCAAGCATGGTTCCAAGGTATGGGCGTACTTCATGGTAACTTCAAATGTTTAGTCTGTAATAACCTGACTTGGGGAACTTCTCCTGAGGCTTGTGGGCACTGTGGTCGTCCAGACCGCCTAGAATACGCCGAAGTAACTCTAAAAGATGACAACTTGCGTATTGCAGGGCATACTGACGGTTGGGTCAAAGGAATCGGAAACGACACCCTTATTGAAATCAAAACTATTGGTCCAGGAACTTTGCGTAGCGATATGAACTTGTTCATGTCTGCTGATGGTGACTTTATGAAAGCATGGAGTAGTCTTACTCGACCATTCCGTGACCACATCCTTCAGGGTCAGGTTTATCTAGAACTAATGAACCGTATGGGGCATGTAGGTGAAGATGGTCAACCAATCAATGAAATTGTATTTTTGTATGAACTAAAGGCTGATAACTCATTTAAAGAGTTCTCAATCAAACGTGACTACGAGTTAGTTCAGCATATATTTGAAAAGGCTCAAAAAGTCGTAAATGCAGTCGAGGCTGACATTGCTCCAAAATGTAATAATAATCTAGGTGGAACTTGTCCACAGTGTAGCCCATATAAGGAGGCAGAGTAATGGAAATTGTTTGGATAGTTATTGGACTGGGTATTGGATACGCAGTGATGAAACTTGCCATGTATCTAATTGAACGTTTTGATAAGAAATAATGAGTGCCCTAGAGAAGTTTAAAGACTGGGGATTACATTTCAACAAGCCAGCATCAGAGCAGGTAGTTCTTCCTGATGACATTACTGACGTGGGGTCTGAGTCTCTAGGAGAACTGTTTACTCGCCTGACTGCATGGACTGACTACATAGCCTCACAGTTTGCTATGGCTCAATTAGAGGAGCGTGCTGCTCTAAAAAAGAAAGAGTACGCTGAAAACATTATGCTAATGAAACGCATGAACGCTGGTGTCAAAGGTGAGCGTGTGACCACGGTTAAGGCTGAAGTCTCAGTTCATCCAGACATCGTTGTTTTAGATAATGATTATGAAGAAAAGTATGCTTATCGTAAATTGGTAGAAATGCTACTTAGCAACCACGAACGAGACATTCAACTAGTTAGCCGAGAAATTACTAGGCGGTCTAACGACTCAAGAGCCACTAGAAAAGAGTTTGGTATATGACGCCCATACTTACTGAAGGAATAATCGCCATGGGTGCAATTATTCTGATTGGCTGGTTAGCCATTATCGTTGATAAAAAATCGGACCATTGGGATGATGAATGATTGTTGGTTTAGCAGGATACGCTCGTTCAGGTAAAGATACTGTTGCACAGTATTTAGTAGAAAACCATGGGTTTACTCGCATGGCATTTGCTGACCCTATGCGTGAGGCTTTACTGAGGTTGAACCCAAAAGTAACTGTAAACGGTATTAATGGAGTCAATCTTGCCTCTATCGTAGGAAAACTTGGTTGGGAAAACCTAAAAGAAGTTAGCCCAGATGTCCGTGAACTTCTTCAACGCATGGGGACCGAAGTTGGGCGTGAAATGTTTGGCGAACACTTTTGGATTGACTATCTGATGAATAAAGCCTTAGAAGCCAAAACAGACATAGTTATTTCAGATGTACGCTTCATCAATGAGGCTAACGCAGTACGTTTATGGAACGGTCAAGTTTGGCGTGTAAATCGCCCAAATGTAGGTCCTGCAAATGACCACATCTCAGAAACTGGGCTAGATGAGTTTACCGATTATGACGTGGTAATCACTAACGATTCAACTCTAGAAGATTTACATTCCGAGTTAACAACCCTATTAGACCAAATTAAGGTGCATAATGGGAGTTAAGGAGTTCGACGGACACCTGAAAAGCAACCAAGAAATAACTATTGGCATAGACCAATCTCTAACAGGGTTTGCACTCTCAGCAGTTTCCGTTGCTACTCCGACAGAACACATAACTAAAGTATATAAGTCTCCTTTTAAAGGGGTTCAACGCCTTGTCGATATCCGAAACTGGTTAGACGGGGAACTAGAAGACCTATTGTTTAAAGGCCATACTATAGGCGATGTTGCTATGGAAGGCACAGTGTTAGCCAGCCATTCAGCCCTTGTTCTTGGCGAGTTATCCGCCACAGTAAAACTAGTTTTGTGGGATTTCTTCGATAACCATTTAAGAACCCCCCTTCAAATTCCTCCAATGACCCTCAAAAAGTACGCCACAGGTAAAGGAACTGCTAAAAAGCAGGAAATGCTCCTACAGATGTACAAGCGTTGGGGAGTAGAGTTTAATGACGATAACGCCGCTGATGCGTATGCCCTAGCCAGATTGGCTGGAGGACACGGCATTTCAG